TGGCCAAACTTGCGTCGGTCAGGGCCCTGGCGTGAATTGCCAGCGTGTTGTTGGACAGGCGGGGGAGCAATCGTTCTGATGCTCGGACCAGGTTGGTCGTCAGGTTGTAGGGGAGGTCCAGGTATGGCTCCTTGTTCAGTTGGTTGAGGAGCAGCTGGAGCTGGCGGTTCAAGAGGGAGAATGAGCTCTCCGTCGGCAATGATGGGCAATGCTGCCGGCGCGGGGGGCTCCTCCCAAAGGGGGAAGAAGATGTCGCAGATGCCATACCAGGGGCCTTCAAGGGAGTCAAGCCTGTCATGTGCGGCTTTGAGCTCCTCGATGGTGATGCCCAGGTCGGCGGCTGCGACTTCCCAGCGAAGTTCATGTTCCGTGGTCGTGAAGTTGTCTTGTCTGTCATAGCGTTCAAACCAACGACTATCCAATTTTCTGATGCTTGCAAAATCATCCCCCTCGAGGTTCAAATATTCACACATTCGAACTACAGCGCGTGCCCAAGCGCTCATCAGAGGGGTCTGCTCATCTGTCAGTAGGTATCCTAGTGCTTTCCGATGTAAGAATACGTGGTCGGGTACCTCGGGGCCTGCTGTTGAGATGTGCAATTTGCTGATCTGACGTTTTGGTGCTGTCATGGATGCCAATGGCATGCTCCAGTTTCCAAACCAGAGTCTTGACAGAAAGGGGATAACCCCATCACGATCAACGCGTTCGGCTTTCAATTTCAAGCCGATTTTCTTCGCCACTTCTTCGTAAACGCCCATGTTAACATTAGGCGTTATACCGTCATCGCCTCCGTAGACGCCAAGATGGTTCCAAGCTTCGTCTGGTGTAAAACCTTGTTTTCGAAAGGTAATATAAGCAACCAGGACGTTCTGGAACGAATTAAACAACGACGTGTGGGGACTTCCTGAGGGCGTGCTATTCTCAGACTTATATTGTACTCCATGTTTTGTGTAGCCGGAGCAATTGAAGTTCTGACCATGTTGCTCGGCTAACTCCTTGTGATGTTCACCAGGAAATGCTCGGAGGAGTAAACTCAACTCCGCATCAACCAACCATTTACTGTGTGTGCCGTCGAAGCGTGAGAAATCGGTTGGTATAACCCATGCTGCATCTTCGGCAATTGCGTTCATCCGAAGTTCCAGTTCTTT